GACGCTAATTATTATAAAGGCATAAATACTAATCCCGGACACGCAAGTAGCAATAGAGGTTATTTTGTAAATGGAAAAATTAGACGCTTAACTCCAACAGAATGCGAAAGACTCCAAGGTTTCCCTGATGGATGGACAGAGGGGATAAGTGATACACAGAGATATAAGTGTTTAGGCAATGCGGTTACAACAAACGTAATTGCAGAGATAGGCAGGAGGTTACAGCAAGCGCCAAGCAAGCTCCCAGATGACTTGACAATATTATAATAAATGGTACAATAGTAATGTAAGCGGAATAGCGTTCCGCAACTTTATTTTAGGCGAGTAGGCATATATGCTGTCTGCTCGTCTCTTTTTATATACAAAAGGATAAGTATGTCGACGGAGAAAAAGAAAAATGGTCGCCCACCAATATACGATAATCCAACAACACTACAAAGAAGAATAGATGCATACTTTAAGCGCGGCATAACTAAGCGCACAGTAACCATAGGCCCTGCAAACAATAAAACAACAATTCAAATCCCGGTTCCTACTATAACAGGTCTTGTATTATACTGTGGGTTTTGTGATAGGCGGAGCTTTTATGCTTATGAAAAGAAGCCAGAGTTTGGTTACACCATAAAGGCCGCAAGAACAAGAATCGAGAGAGAATACGAAGAAGCGCTGCAAGGCGGGTTAGGATCAGGCGCCATATTCGCTTTAAAGAACTTCGGTTGGGTAGATAAACAGGAAATAGAACATTCAGGCAATGTTAAACTCACAAAAGAGGTAATAGATGCCAGAGTTGCAAGAACTAGAAAAGCCCTCGCTATATAGTGATGAGCAGATAGCGGCAGATGATAATCAGAAAGCACTGATTAAAGGCAGTCCTCTTAGGATGGTGCTAGGAGGATATCTCCATATCAAGACAAAGGGCGGAGATATGGTTCCGCTTGACCTCAACACCACTCAGACCAAGATATTCGATAAGATCGTAGAACTCCGCAAGTTAGGTAAGCCTATCCGGATATGGCTCTTAAAGTACCGCCAAGGTGGTGTATCAACCTTGATAGAGAGCATTATCTACGCTCTAACCTCACAGCAGGATAACATAAACTCCCTTATAATGGCAGATGAGAAGGAACACGCGAATAACCTATTTGAGATGTCAAAGCTATATCAGGAGAAATTAGAGGAAACAGATGCTCATCTACCGCCAGAACTCAAGAAGTCAAACGAAAAGAAACTAGAATTTGAAGGTACACACTCGCAGATCATAATAGCCTCCGCGGAGAACACAGAAGCAGCCAAATCTCATACATTCCAGCTTGTACATTTGAGTGAGGTCGCGTTCTTCAGGGATTTAAAGACAGTATTATCGGATCTAAACCAGACTGTACCGGGGCTTCCCGGGACTATGATATTAGGTGAGACCACAGCAAACGGTATGGATGAATTTTATAGGCAGTGGTTAAGAGCAATAGAAGGTAAAACAGACTGGCTCCCTATGTTCTTCCCCTGGTTTGAGATGGATGAATACTCCATGCCGGTAGAGAACGGCCAGCTGTACCCCCTTGAGGGCATCAATTTTGACGCAGATACCTCGATTCAGACCTTTGAGCAGGAAGAAGTGGCATTAAAGGCAGAAAACAACCTCACCGATGAACAGTTAAACTGGCGTAGACACAAGATTGTGAACGGTTGTCAGGGCGAATTGAACGTATTTAAGCGTGAATACCCGGCTACATGGCAGGAAGCATTCGCTATGAGTGGAGAACTCTTCTTTGATCGTAAAGGCCTAGACAAGCAAATAGAGAAACGCCCCATAGCCCAGGGAGAGATATTCTTCCAGAACCTCAAATGGGAGTGGCGAGACCTCAAGCATGGTAGAATACAGCTCTATGAGCGCCCACAGGCCGGTGAGCAGTACATTATAGCCGGAGACGCATCCGAAGCCGTAGGATTAGATGAAGCCGCTATAATAGTGCTTAATAAGCGTTTAAACACCACCGCTGCACAGGTAGTCGGCCAGATAACTCCAGAGGACTTAGCACAGATAGAGATAGCACTAGGTAATTTCTTCAATCAAGGCCTAATAGCCCAAGAGAGCAAAGGCTATGGATACCAGGTCAATCAATTAGTATATGCCTCATACGGGAATATATACCATAAGGTGATTAATAAAGACGGTATAGACGTAAAGACAGACGAACTAGGTTTTAACACCACATCAGTCACTAGACCCTCAATGTTGGCACAAATGGCAGAGGAAATCAAGAACAACTCCACAATACTCAACTCAAAGGAACTCTTGTCAGAGTGTCGGACATTTATTATAAAGAAGGATAAAGTTGGCAAGGTAACAAAAATCGAGGGCCAAGATGGTTACCAGGATGGCTTAATAGTGGCCAGGGCTATCTGTTCTTACGTCCGCAATCAGTATCCATACAAAGCTATCAATACTAAAGATACACACGCAAAGCAGAAGGCTTTAATAGCTGAACGCAAGCAGAAGAGGAGTTTTTGATGCCAGAAGAGATTATTAAAGACGTCAAATTTGAGATAGAGCACAAGAGCGCATCAGATAAGAAGATGAAAGATGAAGGAATACCCGTTTACATGGAGAAACTGGAGCTATCTGATGACCAGAAGAAGCGCGCTACTAAAGAGATAAGAGCCGAAATCAAGATAATCCAAGAAGAGCGTGACAAAGACCAACTTGAAAAGAAATGGCAGGCGCTAGATAATCAATATGAAGGCGAAGTAACAGATGATGACCTAGCCCAATTCAACCTCAATAGGAATGTAACCAAGGTCAAGATAGACAATATAGTCACATCATGTAATGAGGCGTTCTTTGAATCAGACCCTATGTATGCGGTCACTCCAAGACCTGAATACGGCAAGAATAACATAGATGTATGCGAGAAACAAGAGGACTTCCTAGACTATAAGGTGGATAACCTGCCATTTATGCCTGAATTAGACCTTGTGTACCACTCTGCCGCGGTAAAAGGAACAGGTTGGTTAGAGATATTCTACGATATTAAGCGTGAGGACCGCAGAAGAGAAGAGTCCTACGAGTCCAAAATGGAGCAGGTAGACGATGGACAAGGCAATATGACTATGGTCAGCAGAGGTTTAGAGGAGTTCTTATCTAACTGGCCAGACGCAGCGATTGACCACCCAGGCTATATTAAGAGACTTATGGCAGGCAAGGACATAGAGTTCGTAGCAGATTATAAGGAAACTATCTATAATGACCCCAGACCCAAGTATCATGACATCAAGGACATATATGTAAGATTAAAGACAGATGGGCTTGAGGGTTTAAAGACTACCAGACTGATAGCCATAAAAGAGAATTTCACCTATTGGGAGCTTAAACGTGAAGAGACAGATGGCAAGTTCTATGATATAGACAAACTCGTACTTAAAGAGGACGGCAAGCGCCCGGACAACTTTGAGACAATGGACTTTGATATATTCAAGTGTACTTATTACTTTCGCATGAAGGAAGATGACGATAAAGAGACCAAGATAGTATGCTGGCTCGCAGAGGAAAAGAAGATAATCATAGGCTCAACCCTGTATCCGTACTATTCTGTAGGGTGTACTCTGATACCTTTCTATGTAAAGCGGAAACTTAAAGGTATCTATCAGCCAGGCGTAGCAGAGGATATGACAGACAGCAACCTAGCAGAGAACGCTATACTCAATATGACCTTAGAGACAGCTTATATAAACAACACCGTAACCCCGATAACTAAAGACGCAGAGACCCAAGCGCAGTTTCTAGAGAAGAGGTTTGCTCATGGCGTACCAATAGAGGCAGACGCAAATAGTATAGACTTCCTTCAAAAGTATATGAAACCCGCTGATATCGGTGGATTATTAAGCCTTATGCAGTATTTAGTATTAGGAGACGACCAAGTAAGCCGTGTGTCAAGCCTTATGAGCGGGGCAGAGAGTCCATTTGACCCTAATGCACCGGCAAGAAAAACCATGGCGCTCTTACAGCAGAGCGGTAGAGGCGTAATGGACTATGTAAAGCATCTGTTACCGTCATTTAATGAAATAGG